AAAAGGGGAATCCAAAAGGGAACGTCTCTGGAAATGGGTAAAGCACATATTGAGAGGAGGGAACTAATGAATGCAAAAGGCTTTGAATCAGAAGCCGAAGCTATCGAATGGACGGATTGGGCATGGTGGTGGCAGGAAGAGCATCCTTTGGAGCCAAAGCATACTAACCCATTCTATAATGAGTATGAGAAGATAGTTGGCCATGACCCTGTTTCCTTTTGTTTTTTGTGTGAGTGGGATGCAATTAAACGAAATCATGGATGGGGAATCTGTGTGCATTGCCCCTATTTTAGAAAATTTGGGTATTGCAATATGAATGATAAGCCCTATGCTTCATGGTGTATTAGCCAAGCAATTGGCAACTATGACGATGCCAAGAAGTGGGCTACTGCATTCTGGGAACAAATAAAAGCACTAAAGGAAAGGCGGGGCTGATATAATGGAACACTTACCAGACTACGAGAAATATCGCGAGCGTACAGGCAGGGGCTACCTGTGGTACTTGATCGATAAAATGAAACTGGAAAGGCAAACAAAGAAGGAGGTATCAAATGGGAATCCAAATAACAGTTAATATTCCAAATGGGGAATTTTGCAAAACAAAGGATGAAACATGTCAGTTTTTCTACCAAACTGAACTTTGGCCTGATGGGGAGTGCCTCTATCTTCTCGAATTGGGAGAGCCTGGACATAGAAAACTGCTTAACTGCCCTGGCCTGGCGGTGAAGCCCACTAACCCCACGATAGCAACTAAAGGGAAAGTACAAGGGGGCACAATAGAAGAATGGGAAGCAGCACGAGTGGCCACTGTAGAATGGTTTAATGGCATAGCGGATAATTTGAATGATATATTAGAGGCATTTGATTCGCTGTTTGCATTCTGCATCTATGCCAACTCCCTGCAACCATCTAGTGAGGCTGAGGAAGATGTCTGCTTGCACTGCGTGTATAATTGCGATCTCAGTAGGGATGAGGAATACTTGACCCCATATAATGCAGCTATGCTTGCCTTAAAGAAGGCTGCGGATAGTGTCGAGAACTTGATCGATGATCTCAGAACATTCGAGATACCGACTGAGCCTGAGAAGGAGGATTGAGATGTCATTTGAAGACTATTTACTCATAGGCTTATATGCGATAACAATAGTAGCGATAATTATCACTTTCATAATCATGGTTGCAAACTGGCGACTTGAAAGGGATATAGCTAAGCTCCAACGATACCGAGGGGAAGAGATGCGAAACCACAAATGGCCGAAACAATTTCGGAAGCCATAGATAGGAGATGACAAATGATACTAAGACAAACATTGCCACATCCAGTTAATGGCCAACAAGTCATTGATTGGAGAGTTAGTGGTCGTACAATCATCGATAGTAAAGGCTCTTATACCGAGGTATGCACTTACTTTCCGCATGATTTAGTCTATGTGAAACGAGGCAAAACAGAGAAGCAGACACTCGGTAATGCTAGGAGACGCTTAAGGACATTTCCCGAATACAGGGATAGCAAGTTCGAGTATGTGGAGAATGAGAAATGACAACAGAACAGGGCAATCTAGGTGAAGCCCTTGAAAGAGCAGGGGCATTCAATCTCAAGGCAATTACAAATGAGATGAGTATATTGAATAGAGTAATTTGTAGATTGCACACAGGGCAGTATCAAGACCAACAAGAGATTGAAGTAGAGATCGAAAAGGCTTCTGTGACCCTGCATGGACTCATCGATGAGCATATCGAAAGGGTTAAGAGCCTGGTAAAGGGCAACTAATTAAAAAAGAAGGAGAAGGGAAATGGAAATCAGTGTAACTACAATTCAAGGACGTGAGACCGTAGCATCGTTTCGGCCTAATTTAGGTAATCAGTTCAGCGCAGAAAAAGCCCTGACAATCATAGAATTCAATGCCCCGAAACTGTTGAGTGACTTAAAGCTTTGCAGAACACCGTATAACTTAGAACTTTTAGATGTCACGTACGAAAATAAAACAGGAGAGTTCACCATCCGCTGTACTCCTGAAGAATCTATTGGCAAGATAGAGCGTGCATTTATTCACATTCAAGATGCCATATATGATACTTTGCATGAAACTGCAAGGCTTCGGGATTACATGCAAAAGATTTTATAGCCTGAGAGGTGACTGATGAGCCAATCTGTTATGGACATGAGCCTGTGAACAGCATAAGAGTTTCAATGGTCGCTTCTTTGAAGATGTGGTGGCGGTATATGCAAGAGTTATCAGGGCTTTGCGGCAATTGCCCATTTCACCAGACACCAAAGCGCTATGAATTGGTGAAGTTAGCAAGCTATAGTTCCGGGATAGCTCGCTTTGTGGATGTGCCCACGAGGAGCAGGAGTCCTCCCCTGTAAAAAGGGAATAGCTCAATTTGTTATGGACATAGAGAGGGAGCAATGATAGGAGTTATTACTTCATTAGGGATAGAAAAAAGGTTATTGCATGTCAGAATTGAAGCAGATGGCATGAGTATAGAACAAATATATCATAAGCATGAAGCAGCATTTCTACGCTTACTCCTCAACAATTACATGCAGAATGGCGATAAGCCTATTAGTAGAGTAGGACATATTTTTACATGGGATTGGCTTAAGGGCAAGCTTTATCCCACAAGCTACATAGGAACAGATAGCAAGCTCATACTCAAAGAGAAGCCTTTAGTGGTTGATGCCAACTCCCCATCATTGCGCAATACCTTACCGGAAACATGGTATCGAGTAGAACAACTATGGTTAAAGCGCGGTGGCGGTGATGTGCAATTTTACACTCATGAAGGCCAACTGGTAGCAATTGAGCACAAAAAATTTCCTGATCTGCTTAGCTCGATGGGTGAACAAGAATTTATGGACGGTACAGATAAAAAGGAAAGCAGAATGACCCGGCAAGTAAAGCATATTTTGCAAGCAGATATAGCTTACCTCATTATTGAGGGGCGCAATCACAAGATTGATCCTAATGGGCAAATTTGCATTACTCAGAATTACAAAGAATGGCATACTACCGGATGGACTGCCAAGTCTTTGGATGCTTTTAAGCTTAGCTGGATTGAAGCAGGAGTCCGCATATTAGAAACTGAAAGTGAAGCACATACATCACAACTGATTTTAGTGCTATATAGTTACTGGCAAAAAAAGAAACATCCTTACCTTAATGGCTTGAGAAGAGAAATTTAAGCTAGGGAGGAGGACTCAAGAGAATACAGGGGGTAAAGTAGGAGTTGGCCGGGGTGAAGCTTAGTGTTTTGTCCCGGCCAGCACATAAGCTATTTAACACATGAGGAGAAAGCCATGCAAGAAATGAAATGGGTAAGTAAAGGGTGCAAGTATTGCGGGGGTGATCTCTATGTTGGTACAGATGATATGCCAGGGTACAAAAAAAAGCCAATAGGCAAGTGTTTGCAATGCTCAAGAATAACGCCAATATCAATGGCTGCAATCAGGAGACATGGTCAATCAAATCCGTCAAAAAAAGTCTCCCTAAAAGACTTGACAAACTTTTAATATCGTGATACATTTATATCATCTTAAGTAAAGGGAGGCAAACAATGACACCACAGGAAGCAATCAAGCGAGCAGAGGCGAAAGGGATTGACTTTGATGCATCATTCGACATTATTTGTGGCGACAAGTTTGATGCCTTGCTAGAGCTGGCGGATGCAGTAGGATATTGCCAGCCTAATGCTAACGAGTCGAGTTGCAGGAGCTTCTTTGCCTATCTAGTAAGCCAGCGAGAAGATCGAGAAATAGAGTATGAGAGGAATTGGGACTGGAGCGGGTATAAACTCATTCTTAAGCCTAACGGATTGTGGCTTTATGAGCAATGGAGTGCAATCCAGGGTACAACTACAGGTCGCAAGGTGCTCATCGAGATGCCTGCTGATCTTGAAATCGTTGATGAAGCTGACCTAGATACAGTCATTGGCAATACAACTAAGTTAGGAAAATTAATTGAGGGGGGAAAAGAAATATGTTGCCTGAATAGGGGGATAATGGTTGAGTAATCTAGCCCCTTCGCCGGGTGCGGCTAAGCGTATTGGCCGTGCCAGCGAGCGGGGTAGCTCGATAAGGAGGTGCAGAGTGGCAAAGAAGAATAGCAGGGCTAAGTTATGGCAAAGCTCGATTGAACGAGCGAAGCAGCAAGTTTCCGACTTGCAAAGTACCTTGGAATCACTCATAGAGTTACAGGGCGAATTCGAGGAGTGGCGGGAGAATATGCCCGACTCCTTATCGGAATCACCCACGGCCTTGAAGCTTGATGAGGTGATGGAACTGGACATCCAAACGGCAATTGATGGGCTTAGCGACCTTGACTCCACCTTAGACGAATGGAGCGAAGCCGATCTCCCTAAGGGATTCGGGAGAGACTAGAAAGGAGATATAACATAAGATGAAGTGCCCGGTATGCAGACAGGAGATCACTTGCATCCAATATGGGGGATTGATATTCAATTATTCCTGCCCTAATTGCTACTGCCCTCTCGAAAAATCAGAGGTAGAGGAGGTCATACAGCAAGCAACTAGCGAAATACAAGACAAGAATAGGGAGAGCAATCATGGGTAATCTAACATTGGTAAAGGTAGGCACAGGAATGTATGAGGTCACAGGGTTTGATGCTAGGCCATTATCGCCATATGACAATTACCGGGAATATCCTATATTGTATAATCCCTCACTGTATGTGAAGGACGATGCCCTTTGCGTGCAATATCCGCCATGCGAAGTGACTGAATTCCGTATAGGTGATAGGGTCAGAATGACACAGTTGGTCAAGCTAGCAATAGACATAAAGACATGCACAGGTGTAAAGCTAATAAATCGCAAGGCGGAGCTTAGCTGGCATGGGAGTTAACATAAGAAAGGGAGGCAGATAATGAAATATAAAGTGACCATAAATCCATTTGAGTATGAATCACAGAATGAATCTGGCTGGGAGCAAGCCGTAAATGAAGCGGTCAAACTCCATGCAAAGGATCTCGGGGAGCTTGAAGTAGCTCAATGGCTTGATATTACCGTTTACCGGTTGGAATAGGAGGGATGGAAAACATGACAAAAAAGGATTGGCCAAGAGTTTGTGTTGATTGCGATATTATCTTTAAGGGAGGTTTTCGAGCAAAGTATTGTGCTGAGTGTAAACTGAACCATGTAAGGGGTAGCGATAAGAATCCTAGGAAGAAGCAATCCAAGCATGAATAATGAAAATAATCAGTTTTCGCTTGTGGCACTTGATGCAAATGTGCCTAATATATTGGGTGAAGACTATGACAAATGGCAAACAGCGCGAGCCGAGGCAATTGCTAACATGCTTATGGGTCGCACTCCTGAATATGCTGTAAAGCATCGCAAAGGCCGGGGTGGATTGATCTTTGCATATTCTCCTCATGCTTGGGTTGTCCAGCAACTTAATCTGATCTTCATGCTTAACTGGAGCTGGGACATTTTGCGAGAAGAGATAGGGGCTAAACAAGTATGGGTAAGGGGTAATCTTGTTGTAACTATCAATGGGCAATCTCAGGCCAGGGCTGGATATGGTGGGTCAGAGATAAACAGGTATACATCGGGAGAACGTGCAGGAGAAGTGATCGATATTCGCGATGATTTGCAAAAAGCTTCCAGCATAGCCTTAAGGAAAGCAGCTTCACTGTTTGGGATTAGTGCTGATTTGTATGCTGCACGAGATAAGATGCTGGAGAATACATTTGATCTGGATGCCAGAGAAGCCATCGATCCAGATAGTTTTTAATTTAAGGCCAAAATAAAAAAGATAGGAGATAGCAATGACAGAAGCAACTGAAGCAATGGTAAAAATAAATCCTAGAGGTAATGAGGAGATCATTGCCTTGGTGTCTGAGGCCAATAAGCTGCTTGCTTATGCTAAAAAAGCAGAAGTGAATAGTATAGAGCAAGTCAAGCGAGCCAATGAAGACTTGAACATTATCAGTGGCATTGGCACAAAACTTGAAGCAAAGCGGAAGGAATACGTGACACCTTTGAATAATATGGTCAAGGGTATCAATGGAGATTTCAAATCCATATCAGTACCAGTTGAGGAAGCAAACCAGATATTGAGGAATAAGATACTGGCTTTTAATGCCAAGCAACGGAAAATCCAGGCAAAGATTGAGGAGGAAGCAAGACTAAAAGAGGAGCTTTTGCAGAAGCAAGCAGAGCTTACCCAAAGCACAGGGGAGATATTTGATCCTTTGCCGGTAATAGATACTCCTGAAGCAATGCCAGTCGGGACCGTAAGGGGAGCTACAGGGTCAACGCAAGTCCGTTATACCACAAAGTGGGCAATTGTAGACGAAGACTTGATACCTAGAAAGTACATGATGCCTGATACCGTAAAAATAGGCCGTGTAGTGCGTGCAGAAGAAACTGAGATACCTGGAGTTAAAATATGGAAGGAGGAAGGACTAGCTGTAAAGCCAAACTCAAGAAGCAAGGAGGAATATAATGATTTAGAGTATGAACCAACCATGAGCGGCTTCTAAAAAAAATAAGAGAAGGGAAACGAAATGACAGAAGAAAAGGATATGTTGGATCATGTACCCCCTACGAGTGAAATCCCGGAGTCTACATTTGGCCAATATGTGCCTGATGGAGTGCACCCTGTCAAGATTCTTGGATGGGAGCAGAATCAGGCTAGCCCTAGCAATGTTTGGGTGCGGGCAAAAGTGACCAACAAGGATGTTGGGGAGCATTCCATGAACTTGTATGTTCCGACAAAGGAAGAGCTTAATAGGCGAAAGCAGGACACTGGGTCAAGGGAGGGAGCCTTGAAGGGCTTTTTTCATTACAAGAGCACGCTTAACATCTGTGGCATTCCCTTAGAAGGTATCACCATTAGGGATGCACTCAATAAGATGGTAGGTTGGGAGGGAGATGCGCAATTTGAGACTTCCAAGGATTATGGAACTCGAATCAAGGGACTGGTCAAGAAGCAGGCATTGCCTGAAGCACCCCCGGCAGATGTAAGCGATGTGCCGTTCTAACTGAATGACAAGATGGCCAGGGTAGGCTTAACTGCTTGCCCTGGCTGTCAAATAGTGTTGACTATCAAAGGGAGGGATTAGAGAATGAACCAATATGAAGGAATAATACTTAACATACCTGTAAAACTGCCAGGCGGTAAAAATTGTTACGTAATTGCGGGGGAATTATGCCCATTCTTAAATGCTGAGGATGCCCCTAAAGGTTATTGTACATATTTGAGGAAACAGGTTTTGGACCAATGGAAAAAACTCCCTGAATGTCCTACCTTAGTAGAATGGTATGTTGCATGGGGTTATAGAGATGATGCTGCTAAAGATTAAAACGCTCAGATTTGGCTTACAGCGAGGCAAAGGAAGGGGATAGGCAATGGAAGATGTGAATAGTAAAACAATTGAAATGCTAAAGGAAAATATCAAATGGCATGAGCAGCAAATGGAAGAATATTTAAGAATGCAAGGAAAGATAAGAGCAAGGATAAAGGTTCAACTTAAAAATTCAAAGACTGATGTTGCTGAGCATGTTGAATATCATGAGCATGGTATAAAAAGCCTTGTGAATGCACTACAAAAGATTTCTAGCTTGTTGCCTGATATTGTTGACGAAATTGATTATTGTAAAAAGCAAGTAAGAGACCTCACAAGTGCAAGATATGCTGCCTGGGGCTTTGAAATAGGCAAGGAAATGAAGCAGGATGTATAACAATAAAGATTTGACTGGTGACTTGCAATTCTTTGATGATATTCTGGCCTCAATTGGCAGGAGACAAGATGAGATCAGAGATCGCTTGACAACCGGGGCCCAATGGCTAAAAGACAATCCCAAGGATAGCAACGAAAGACTCAAAGCCTTGACATTGATAAGAGACCTCACCCTGGCAAGCAACAAGATGGCACTGTGTATTGAGGTTTTGAACTTAGAATTGTAGATAGTGTTGTAAGCTACAGTTTTCGTGGTTTTTGGCTATTGTTCTTGAGTGTACAACCTGACCGGGTAATGCTAAAATGATCTTAAAGTTGTAGCTTTTGATTATTATCTACAATTCCCCAAACCAAAAAAAAGAGAGGTGAAATAACATGTGGGGTAGAAAAAAGAAAATACGAAGGGATGAATCAGGCTGGCTAAGTTATTTTGACCCGGGGTGTGAATGCCAGTACAGGCGATACACAATATTAAGCTTAGGTGATTTATGTATTAAGGTGTTTACAGCTAGGACAGATGATATGCTAGGTTTTGAAACAAGGGCAATGCATGCAGGGAAGAAGTATTACAATACTGGAAAGCCTGAAGCTATTTCCTTTGATAGTCCCTGGCATATCAAAGAGCCTAACGAATTTGATGAAGCTGATAATATGCATAAAGCTGTAGTGACAGAAATCTCCGAAAGAATGCTACGAGGAGAGTATAAAGAGAACCAATATTAGAACATCATAGCTAAAAAAGAAAGGAGAAGAATCAGAATGGACGACAAATTAAGCACAAACGGAGGTGTGGGTTTGGCCACGTTGCTAACAGTCTTATTCATAGCACTGAAATTGACAGGTGTTATAGCTTGGTCGTGGTGGTGGGTCTTGTCTCCGATATTGATAACTGTATCAGGAGGACTTCTGGTATTCCTGATCCTTATCATCATCATGGCCTTTGGCAAATCTCGTGGCATGACCTTCCGGAGAAAATAATAGCATAGGATAGCTCGCAAGCCAAAAAGAGGGAAAAATGAAATGAAGATAAAATTAACTTGTTCAAGACATATAGAAACTGAGGGTCAAGGCATTGCTCAAACGCTAGCAATATGTGAAATTATGCGGAAGATGATTTACCGCCTTGAAGACAAAGGTATCATGGTAGAAGCACTGAACACAGAAACTTGGGATAAGCCTGAACATGAAGTGCATGGTATCAGGCAATATGTAACTGTTGAATTACCCCCGGAGAAATACAATGAGGTGATATTACCTTTAATCAATCAGGATGTGGAAGCTTACATAATACCTGAAGGCATGATTCGTGAGGTGTACAAAATTGAAAAAGGCTGGGCAGGACATCACGTTTGTGCACATATGTGCCAATTTAGACGGCATACTGAACTAATACTAGATGCCTTGCATATTACGGTATCTACAGTTGGCATGATAGGTACGCATAATGCAAATAGAGTTGGCACTGATAGGTACTATGAAACCATGGTATTTCTGACTCATCGTGAGTATGATAACTCTGGATTACCAGAGACTATTTCATTCAGCAATTCGTGGGCTATTGGAAAACCTGATGAGGACTACCAAGCTAATGCTATGCATGAAGCCATAGCGACAGAAATCTCTGAAAGAATGCTACAAGGGGAATATGAGAGGAGCTAAAAAGAGGAGGTATTGAACAAATGGAATCAATCGGGAAATCCCAAGAGGACACAGACAGAAGCAAAGAAGACATGCTACGAGAGCATGCTAGCGAAATCCTTGCTTTACTCGAAAAAAAAAGCAGGATTGCCCATGATATTGCTACAAACAATATTCACGAAGATGATATTGATAAAGCAATAGAAGACTTTGAGGATTCGCAAATCAGAATTGATAGCCTTGCTAAACTTGTTTGCATAGCTATCGGAGAAATCATAGGTGATAAGTGAGGGAAGGATAATGAAATATCTTAAGAGGCTCACAAACATAGTTATAGGCTTAGTTGCAGGGTGCTGTGCTTGCTTCGTTGTAGGAATAGGGATAGGCTTCGCTTATCAAGGATTTAAGTGGGCACAGCTTATACTGGTTGCTTTTTACGGATTCTAACAAAATAAGGGAGGCTGATATGGCATATCATCAAAATGGCGATACTTGGATTCATACATGTGATGGTAGCAAGGCAATTGAAGCCAGGAATAATGCGGATAAATACGCTTTAGCTATCTGGCACATTGAATCAAACAAATGGTTCTGTAAATTTGTGGATAATGGCAATGAGGATAATTATCTCTGCGGGTTGGAAATATTATTCTGCCCTTACTGTGGTGAGCGTCTTGAGGTGCCAGAGGAGATAACGAAAGGATAAAGGAGGAATCTAATAATGGACAGGGAAAAAGAATTTATGCCAGTAGAACGTGCAATTATTACCTATGAACTAGCTGACTGGATTAATTCCTTTTTGATAGCTGAGTATATCATTGAGGCGCTAGAAGATTTTGGCATCCCAATCACGTTTAATAATGCTAAAAAGGTGTGGCTTGACGTATTAGGGAATAGTTTGCCTGATTCCATTAAATCTAGCGTGAATAATCTATTTACCAAGGAATGAAAGGAGATCAAGCTATGTCCACGCTTATAAATATTGTAACTGTAGCAGTCATAATATGGGTAGCTTTAATTGTAATTCTGGCTGTGCTGATATGGAAGTTATCAAAGGGTGAATGATCTATGAATATACTTGTAGCCATAATACATGCACTTGTGATTTTAATCATAGTTTGTTTTTTCCTGTCATGGTGGGAGAATAAGTAACTTATCCGGGATGTATCATACTGAGCTAAAATAAAAAAAAGGAGGGAAATTTAATGGTCGATCAAGAGAAGCAACCATACAATGGCAAAATATTCGAGGAACTCAAAGCAAGGATAGAACCAAACATCTCAGAGCACACAAGGGTAATGAATATGCTTGAACCAGTAATACGACATACTGCAACTTATGCTATTTCGAGCAGTATGCAAAGAGGTAAAAACAGTTTAGATGACAGGCTAATTGATGCAATGTCAGTGGGTGGGCTTATGTTTTCCCTCGGAAATCACTTCACATTAGAAGAGCTTGAGATGATGTTAAAAAAAGAAGAGGAAGGAGAATAAAATGACGTTTTGTGAGAAGTTAGGAATCCCAAGAATCAATACAAGCATAGAGAAGATTCCCCGGCTCAAGAAGTTTGACATTCATAGGGATACCTTGCAAGCACTTTGCGTTAGCTCATTCGGACATGAAATTGATACTCACTTGTGGGACAAGAAGTATGTGTTTGTCTCGCGCAAAGATTGGACTGGCATAATCAAAGACATTCAAACAAGGTTGCCGAGGTATGAAAAGGATGTATTTGATTGTGAGAATTTTGCCATGTTTTTTGCCGCGGAGGTGGCACGAAAGTACAAGCTGAATACTTGTGGCGTTGTGATTGGGGATAGCCCCATGGGATGGCATGGGTTTAACGTCTTCGCTGCCCTGGATGAAAGAAGTAAAGTGTCACTCTACATCTTGGAGCCTCAAGGTGGCAAAGTATACTTGCCATTCGAAAAATCAGGGTATGCCCCTAAAATATTGATATTCGGATAAACAATAATGACATACTCCATTGCCATTGCAGATCACCAGTCAAAAGAGTATGCCCATGTAACAGAACAAGAAGCTGAAGCTATCTGGTTGAAAGCAGATCAGCCGGGAGTTCGCTTATTGTTCAAGACTCTATGGTATACAGGATTGCGAATTAATGAGATATTGCCTCTCAAGGCTAGCGATCTGAAATATCATGAGGGACAATATTCTCTAATGATTGTAAGGCTAAAGAAGCGTAAGCCCAAAAAAGAAGCATTGCCAATTACCACGATTCTAGGTATCGACATGTTCGATTACATTAAGAATACGAGCATGAGTTCTGATACTAAGATATTCCCCAAGCATGAGAACACTTACCGGAATCAATTGAGAAGATGTGCTGAAAAAGCAGATATACGAGGATGGCAAAGCATACATCCGCACATGTTCCGGCATGGCTTTGTTTATTATCATGTAAGCCATGGAGTGCATCCTTTTACACTTGCTCGGCTTTGTGGACATAGCAACATGAGAATAACCCTGGATTACTACCAGCCCACAGAGCAAGATTTAAGAAATGTACTTGACGTGAGGGCTTGATATATTCTCTTGTTCAAATATTAGTAGAAAATTTAGAAAGAGGTAGAAAAAATGTGGCTTAAAAAACTTGGTTTAGGTATTGGTTTTGCAGGGTTATTACCTTTCATTGCTTTTGTAATTTGCCTTTTTAGTGCCTTGGCTTCTCAAAATAAACCTTGGCATTATATTTCATGGACTGTATTTGGTTTAAGCTTGCTTATGCTTTTTATATCTTTTTTTCTCATTGCTCCGTATAAAGTATGGAGAAGGGATATGGATAAAGTACAATGGCTAGTCAATCTTAAAGACGGGCATTTGCAAGATTTACAAGGCAATCCCAATATTTGCTTACATGTGATATTGAAACGAATATCCCTACTTCAGACATTAGGTCATTCAGATGGGAATGCTTGTATAGAGCTTTATGTCATTAACAAGACAATTCTTAACTTATCAAATGTCTCATGGCGTTTTAAAAGAGCAGTATTAACAATAGAGAATGATGATACAAGCAAAAATCGCATGGTATTATGTGCTATGCCAATTGAAGCCAATTTGAGAGAAGAAATACCTGCTGGCGCAATAGTCAATATGGAAATTCATCAATACTTGGTACAAGGCATTTTAGATAATCTCCGTGAATCAATAAGAAATAAAAGAGTGAAATGGGAATTCCGTTTATTCGTAAGCTTCACTTTTGACGATGGAAAAAGAAATACAGCGGAATATCTAATTGAATGGGAAGGAATACACGATAGAATCTATTGTATTGGTGTAAATTATCAAGAAGGCAACGAAATGAGAGAGGGAGGAAAATTGCAATGAGCAACCTGTTTTCTTGGATGTTATGGATACTTGTACCAGCTCTGATAGGATTTGTGGCAGTGTTCTTGTGGCATTACTTTAGTGATCCTTTTGTCAAAGTTGATACAAAGATTAAGGAGATAAAGCCATGAGCTTGAAATCTGAGGGCTTGCCTTGCTTGCCTATAGGGTTTTATGCCAAAGGACAAGCAACAACCTCTCTAGCCGAAGCAGGAACCAGAGAGGTTGTCACCAAAAAGGGGAGGGAAAGAAAGGAGGTCAAACGAACATATTTATGATTTGCGATACTCCCAATCCGCTACTAACCATTATAATTATCAAGCCAGCAAATTTCCATGTCATTGAAATCCTAGCCTCTGCTCTTGTTATGCGTGTCTCATGATCATGTATCAAGCTAAGGGATTCATCAAGTGATGCTTTCATTGCCCCAACACGCTCGTCTATCCTGGCCAACAGTTCATTTTCAGCCATTTTGCCATCCTTTATTATCTGAAAAGCAATTCTATGAGGGAGGTAATTTATAATAAGAGTAATTGCTTCCCCAATCCCACCAGCATTCCTGAGTGACTTCGATTGAACAAACATCACCTGTTTTCAAGGTGGTAAATGTTGCATCACCCGGAGCATGGGGAGGATAGACATCCCATTGACCATCTCGTATTACCCAAAAGGCAGCCCCATGAGGGATGTAATCTAAAATGGGAGCTATGGCTTCCTCGACTGGCTTTTCAGCTCCCATGTAGACTACTTGATTATTAAGTCCAGGCTGGAGCAATAAGCCATCCATGAGAGGCGGGTTTTTTTGCCATAGAAAGAATCCTACTACCAAGAGCAAAGCTAAACCGAGTCCGACATGCTTATTCATCTTTTCACCTCTTAACTAAATGTTGCGGATATGTTATCAAATTCTGCAATCCCTGCTCCATTTTCATATATCCCGGTATATTTTCGTACTAGGATAACATCAAATTCCCTGAGATCATCCCAATATAAACGATTAGTTATCTCACGGAAATTGCCATTGCCTAGATTTTCAAGGTGTGAAAATGTACCAGTGGGGGCAACGCAAACAAATACTTCTGGCTGGGATTCCAAGTCTGGATTAGGACTACTCCAAATCCCTGTCAAGGACTTGCTAATAGTCTGGAAATCCCTATGGGCACCAATAGATACGGGTTTTACAATCCATAATGCCATTCCATGATATAACGGAAGCCAGGGATTTGGGCCTTTATAGTGCAAACAGAAACCAAAATCAACATCAATTGCTGCCCCTTTGTGTTTTACTGATATTGTAGCACCAAAGCTATCACCCGGCATTTTTATTTTTGCCATGATTCACCTCTTCTCAATTGAATGTTGCGGATACATTGTCAAATTCTGCTGTAGTGGGATCGGGCCCTGGCCCGGGTCCAGGTTCATCACCTTTGTAATGTTTATAAAGTAAAAAGCCCCCACCTGCCAACGCTGCAAGTGCTACCAGATTTTTGTCTTCCATATGTCACCTCTTTAAATAATAAACTGCTGCTAAGGCTATAAGCCCTATACCACCCCATTTGATAAGATTCTCCCAATTCTCAGGATCGAGGGCATCTGGTACTTGTATAGCCACAGTGATCACTGCTGCAATTACTCCTATAGCTATTAAAGCTACTGCAACACCAGCTATAATTATGTGTGCTGGTGTCCCTGTTACCTCAAAATTAATGTAGCCTATATGATTTTCCTCGTAGACATCGATTATTCTTGCATGATCTGGAGCTAACCATTGCCCTATAGTTTGCTCTGCCCATGCTAGATCAAATACATGAGATGCTGCCCCAAGCCCTTCAACTGTTACTCTCCCAATTGTGCCCGAATCAATCTCGGACACTGAAGGGACAGTATTTTGCAACCCTTCTGAAGAGTCAGCTTTTGCTATTGTCTTCCAGTGCCAGCCCATTACAAGCTCCTATACCCAAGAAAACTCATTCCAACCATCAACCAACCACTTGCTTTGCAATGTCAGATAATGAGAGCCAACTAAGTAAAGCATTACATAATCCCCTGTTTGAAATGCTTTTACTTGGTCAAGACCATCCCAAGTTATGTCATACCATAGCCACTCACCATCACGCAGTACCAAAATAGGTGCACCATCTACCGTTGTACCTGCACCTGAGATATAATCCCAACAATCGCCAAGCTGTGATCTTACAGTTCCGCCACCATTTGTACCATTCCTGAAAGTACATACATTGTCAAACTTTTTCTTGAGTAAGGATATTTCACCATCTTTAAGAAGGACAGTCAATTGACCTGGAGTCCCATCGGGTACATCTGTATATAAGCCTTGAATAGTCCAATCAAAGCTCACACTATAGGTTTGCCAATCACTATCATTGCCACAATTTACGACCTTTTTAGAAGGCTGAAATGCTGTACTCTCTCCCGGAAAGAATAGCCATATATTGACATCTACAATTCTTGGTGATCCCTTGTGTTGGAACTGGACATCACTATGACAAGAATCACCGGGTCGTTTATCTACCATGGCAGCCTCCTGATTTCATTTGTTATGCCACGCCATTCACTTTTGCTATATCTGCCACTGCTATACCATTGAATTGAGCAGGATTAGTTATTCCGTTTATCTTGCCTGTCCAATCCCCAAAACCACCTAGCGTTGGCTCAGGATTAGCATATTTTCGCACAAATACCCAATCGATATAAACATGCTCACTGTCTGTAACGCCACCCCTGAGTATTACGCACATATCATCATCAGGCACTTCAGCCGTATGATGCGCTAATTCTGTGCCTTCTTGGTAGAGATATGCATTATTCTCAGCTATCCATAATGTTCTCCATTTATGATAACTGGTAGGTGTAACAATATTGACGGTTGAGTTACCTTCCAGACTACCCGCATCAACTGAATATATGCCCACTTGGTCAGCTATATCATTTGCATAGGTGTCACAAACCCTATAATCCCAGTCTCCATACTTCCTGAGAGCATGAAAATGAGCTGAATTCACATCATTGCTTCCCCAATAACTCCTAGAGTGCAAGGCTGCTGGTAATGATATATTAGTTTTGCCATCTATTCCACCTGGTGTACCCGAATCTCCTAATAAATCTACCAGACCTCCACTTACGGTTGGTGTAGCTCCTTGAAATGTGTTCCATTTATCACCATCAATGCTAGCACCTGGAAAATCATCAAAGAATAGAAAGGTATCATCGCCATTGCTACCTGCGGTTGCCAAAGCATTATCATAGTATAGATAAAAACTCGCTACGCTAGGGCTAGCAGGAATAGCATCTAACTCTACCCATAAGAGAGCACCTGTAGCTGCCGCTGATTCCTCTATCCAGAAATCAAGTTCTGTCTCGCCATCTGATTTAGTGAACCTTACATCATCAAAATCGTCCTGGCAATTCTCACCCAAATCTACTCTATCGTTCGCAGGTATAAATTCACCCGATGAGTTTAATCCCATGACCCATAAATCAGCATTGGTGTAATCGGTCTCGTCACGGGTGCAAAACATCAGGTTGAACGCAGCTACTCCATCCATAACTAAATTAGCACCATACAGACCCTCGCCACCTGTGCCGTATGCACTATCTAGTAATGTTCTGGTTTTAGAAAAAGAACTCCCGTTCCAGTTCCATTCTTCCATGTCCGCACTCGATGTGCCTCTACCATATATATCTATGTCGGAAGCTGAATTGACCTTGAAATCTTGATAAGTAATTGCAATCTCTGCAGGTGATGTCCATGCAGAACCATTCCAATAGATAAGGTATGTCTTCCACCCTCCAGCCGAGTCTGTACGATACATGATATACGGATAGCCGTTAGAGTCTATATGTACAGGCGGATGCCCAACCTTAGCATAGGCATCGCTAACGATTTTACAATTTGCTTCAGCTTCTGCATACGTGATAGTGGTGCCGAGGTCGGTACCGTCCATCGCATACATTTTACCATCTGCTAGATTCAGATACGCATGGTATATATTTTCATTGATTCCATCTGATAAGTCATAGTATGTCCAGGCAAGATGTACACGTTCGTTAGAGCTATCATACTCCGCATTACCCACGTAAGGTACATCCCCCGCTGCCTCGCTCTGTATTATAGTGTAGGTCGTACCCCAGTCAGTGGATATGGTATACGTATAGGTGAAATTTGGGTTAATGTATTCTCTGGCAAACAGATAGAGATTCCCATCAGCCTTTTTTATAACCGATGTATATGTGCCATTTATGGCAATGTCAGTCTGTGTTGTCCATGCGGATATATCCTCAGTATTAGTAGATTTTGCATACTCTATAGGTGTGCTGTGGCAACCATAAAATACATGAATATACCCGGAGTTATCAACTATGACACAAGGGATACCATGATTATCGTTACTTAGTGGGTTTGTGCCGACCTTAACCGCTCCCGCCCACAGACCAGTTGCGTGAGTATAGCAATCAATATATGGGTCGAGACCACTTCCTTGCCATACTACATACGTTTTACCATTGTAATAATAGCCGTGAGGATATATACCTGATTCATATAGAGCTAAACCAAGAGCCTCCACACTAAATGGTGCACCGCTTTTATGTACGGTCATCTGCATCGGGTAATCTGTTTGAGCGCCGGCGCTAGACCCATTTACCCTGAGCCTTTTGCGTTTATCGTATCCTGTTAGCCAACCCATGCCAAACTCCTATTATGCTATCTCCACCCAATCTTGCGAAGGCCAAACTATAATAGTATCAACAGCATCAAAAACAAACCCCATAGCCCTAACAATATCACCACTTCCTGAAGGTTTTGTTTGTGATAGCTCTCCAGCCATTGTATGTAGCCAAAGTTCTCCCCCTTTTGTTCCCCAAGCCCAAGCTGTATTCTTCACAAATCCTATAAGCATAATCTTTTTGTTAGAATCATCATCTACTCCTGATTCCAAAGCCATGCCAACAAGCTTTCCCCCAGCAGTTGCCTCTGCATCAGCATCAGTTTTCAACCATTTCCCACTGCTTGCCATATACACAGAATCCCCAAATGCTAAAGTTGCGCCATACGTTCCTGTGCATATTATACCTGAATATTTTGTAGTAGCACTAAGTGCACTATCAAATTGAATGCCAACTTCACCAAGTCCCCAATCAGCTATAGCTGTACTATTCAGGATAGCCCATAAATGTGCACCTGTTAAAGTTTTACCAACTCCCATTTTAAGCTCCTATTATGCCTTTTATGGTATTCTCATGCCTAACACATAAACAGTAGCATCCGGCTGTGTTGCCCCGGTAGCACTAGTTACCCTCAATGTGCCTCCCGCTGCAATCTCCCATTGTGCATCATCAAATGTTGTAGCCCTTACCACAGCCTTGTCAGCTCCACTGGCAGCCATTGCATTGGTGATCGCTGTAGCTCCATTCTTCACCTGTAGAGTAGTGGTTGCCACTCCAGCACCGCGCAACACAAGCCATGCATCGATTACTCTGGTCTTGTAGGTCAAGGTAACGTCTGTATCGCCTAAAGCTCCCGCTGTAATGGCAATGGGATGAATGACAAGTAAGCCCCCAACCACATCATCATCAGCTACAGTATTAATATCCTTGCCCGACAAGCCATCAGAGAACAAGCCGACTACCTCGATATTGCCTGTAGCCTTTGCTACTTTGACAATTTCGTTCCAGGCAGCCCCGGAATATTCATCCATTGAGAAGTTGCCATCTCCCTTATCCCTAATCCTTAAAGTATCGCTTAGTTGTATATCTGGCATTGTTCTACTCCTTTATTTTACTTATTTTAGTGCAAATATACTGTGCCAGAACCCGATAGCGTCCCAGCTCCAGTAATACTATCAAATGAATGAATTTCTCCATCACATCGAAGATCACCAGTAAGTGTAAGTCCATTTATTCCCCAAGAATCACCTGAGCCAATATAATAGATAATCCCGGCAGCTATCATTATGGCATCACACCTGTAATTATGGTGTGAATCTACTGATACTATAGCATCTGCTGTATCATCTGTAATATCATCTCCTGTAGCTGTTACGGGGCGGACCTTACCCATTACGACTGCGCCAGCAACTACCGATACTTTAGCAGCTCCCGAATCATCAGATAGTAAAGGCTCAAGATCACCAGTGGACTTCTCAAGATTTATCATGCTACTAGGCATTTCAAGCTCCTCTATTCCTCATTCTTGGTAATGATCGCCTCATCAAGGTAAAAGGAAATGTTGTTATTTATTGCAGTCTCAACATCAACTGTAAAGGATAGATACTTTGTAGCTGCCCCGCCAGTTGTGTAAATTGGGAGATTTGACATATCGTAAACCAGATCATCAATCATGAATCGTGTATACATAAAGGTGTCAATATCAATAACCAGCTTGACAGGGTGAAACATATCAGGCAATGCACTGAAATCTATGCCCGAAGCAAGCTCTACCCAATTAGCAGCACTATCATAATATTCTAGCTTATCAGTAGCAGGGACATAGCGTACTTGTGCCATAAAGTAGAGTACTGCTGTCTTCATTCCCCTAATATCAATCTGGAAGTTTGCATTATCATTCATCGATGAGGAAACCTCAAAACCTATCTTATTCGAGAGGTTGTAAGGCTCATATCGTGTGGCTCTGGAAGTATTCCCAATCACATTACCAGTTGTAAGCTTGCCCGAAGAGTTCCCCCTCCTCACATAATCAGTTGATAAAGCAAAGGCAGCTCCTACTCCAGCAGATGTGAAAGTCCATTTATTAGCATTATCCTCGAAATCATCATGCCATATCACTTCACCACGCCGATCATAGGTTGAGAAGCCCCCATTTCTTACAGCTAGCTCCGATAAGGTGATTCCGCCTTGCCCTGACCCGAAATGACGACCAAAGGGTATGTCAGAGAATACTAGGGTAAGTGAATTACGCCCTACCTTTACATCATTCGAGAGGTGTAGGCGATTATTGTAAGCATCGATAAAGTCAAACTTGTTGCAATCGATTGATATTGCGGATTGATCGCCAAGCTTAATTGAAATGCCCTCAAGAATACCATCAGAGAAGACTTGAATATATTGCGCAGCCGGGTAAACAACTAGCTCTTCGCTTCTGCTACTGGTTAAGTCAAATTCCCTTACATCTACAATCCCCTTTTGAAAGTCTTGAGGCAATACAGGAGTAGGCGATCCGGGAGTAATCAAGCTTTTGATTTCATTTAAGGCTTGAGCATTCCGAGCTAGCAAATTGTCAATGCTTGTAAATCTATCAAGTAAATGAGAATCTGGCATGTTATACCTCCACAGCTTCCTTGATCTCAAAGTATTCGCACTCTCGCGGTATGTCTTCGTCTACAATCTTACAATCATAGACCAATCGCGAGCAGAAACTATATCTATGCATACCATGGCTTGAGTAGATATAGTCTCTTTCGCAATAGCTGCAATTTCTACATTCCCTTATCATTCCCTCTTTCCCGGTAAATAAAACAGGGGATAACCAATCTTAGCTATCCCCTGTGTAATGCTGCGAATTGGTTTTTTCCTCCATCCACCATGCCAATTCAGATTATTCAGTTATTATCCTATGTACTGACTCTCCATCGGGATTAGCTGATCCCAATAAATGATTGTATCATCGCCTGCTGCTCGGTTTTCGACTGTCAAGCCAATCTTGACATCCCCGGACTGATAATTGGTCAAGTCTAATCCCCAGCGAGGGTCAAAAATGTCCCTGAAGTCGATCACAAACAAGCCCGCTGGTAACACTTGCTCAAATTCCCATCCTGGCCGAGTTGTAACAGCACCTAAAGCAGCATTCATAATTTGACCGGGGAATCTTGACCTCTTGGCAGCCATAACTTTCAAGTCCTGAATGCTTAGCTCAATGGGAGCAAGGCCAACCTTTGCTAATTTGAGTTTTACTCCAGTTACTTCATCATCCTTGCGGACTGGCACTGTAGCAGTCTCATCTTGACACAGGAAAACTGCTCGCCTTAGCCAAGCTCCACCGGGTACATCAATGTCCTTGGAATAATCACTATAGTTAGCATCATTTGCCCAACTAAAGGTACTTCCAATAGGTGTCATCATGCCATTCACGAAACGCCCCTGGCCATCATACTGGTGAGGTGGAATCTTGTAATCCAGCACCTCATTAATCCAATACTTATAAGTACCCGAAGCAATTGCAGCAGCAGCATCAACCACGCCATTAGCGGTAGTTGTAAGCAATACCTGAAGTGTGCTTAGATGCTTTGCCGGGATGCAAGCACTTAGATCAAATGGGTCTTTGGGATTGCTTCCAGGATGAAATACCCATGTAAAATGGCTTAAGGCTGTATCTGCTACCTCTGGCATCTTGCTATCCATCATAGGAGTTCCAAAATCAAGATCATTCATGTAGCTGAGTAGTCGAGCAGCTTGCTCTCCACTAAGCCCAAGATATGATCTGCCACCATCACCCTGAATCTTCAAGTTCTGGATTACGCGCTTCAAGCCATCGGCAACTGCGGTTGCTGTTAGGGCAGCCGTGGTAATTTCAGCCCTTATTCCTACCTCAGTAATCAATCCATCACGATGGAGATTGACCGGGGTAAGATCACTTGAGGCAGCCCATGCTGAGGTAGTAACTATTTTCCGGGATTGTCTTCGTCCGCTGTTTATCCCTGCCATTATCGTCTACCTCCGTAAAGGTCGTCATAAAATTCGCCTGGCTTAGCGGCTGCTTGTGTTGCAAATGCCTGAATGGGAGTTGCCCGATATCTTGGCCTTGCACCAAAGCCCACAGACTGCGACCATGGTAAGATAGATCGAATCCACTCATCAACAGGTAGGACATTACGCAATGCATCAAAGGTAAGCAATGCCACTGTCATGTTTGAAATGTCAGCTCCCAGCTTGTCTTTCGCCCACCTATCGATAGCTACCGCAGCTCCCACGTCCACCGCAGCAGCAATGTACTTGTCTTGCGTGTCGGCTAATACTCCAGTCTTGACAATCACTGCATTTGTCACCTCGGTAAAAAGCGCAGCCATTGCCATACTTACTGCAATAGAGCCAACTGGCATACCTACAACCTCTATACCGCTGATACTGTCAAACATGCCTGACTTCTTCTCGACTGAGATATTACCATCTTCACTATCGGGAATCTCAAGCACATATCCTTCTTCAGGATTATATGTCAATTTCTCCATAATTTACTCCTTTCCGGCATATTTGAGTTACTTGCATCTGGACATTTTGGCAAACTTGCCACCACATTTGCATCGAGTGCCCTTGCCTTTTACCCTAACTATCTTGCAACTCTTAGCCATGTTAGCCCTCCTTTATTAAATTGGATTCCACAAAACTATAATAAAGAAGAACAAAGAAAAAGGTCAAGCTCAAAAAAAGCTTAACCTCTATCAAGTCTATTCAGATGCTAATATTAAAATATCTTATGTATAGTTTACTTTAGTGTCTCGGCCATTACTCTACGAAGAATATCACGTACATTCTCGTCGGTTTCTACCATTTGAACAAGTTTACGCATCTCTTCACCAACTGGCATCTTCTCAATTTCTTCTGGGGTAAGTCTTGTGTATTCCTTAGTTATTTCAGTCATTATTTTCCTCCCCTTATTTACTTCACTTTGGCTAATCCTGTTCTGATTGCCCACAAGGCCAATTCAGTCTTATTTGCTGCTCCTACCTTACCCCTTATTATTGCAATTTGATTATTTGCAGTTGTAATCCTCGTGCCCATGGATTGCGCGATCTCTTTGTTTTCTAATCCCTGCACCACTAGCTCAAGATATTCTTTTTGTCTATCAGTCAATTTTACCTTTTTAGGCTTCTCGGTTGCCTCTATTATCATGCATTCCCTCCTATCTTAATATCTTGGCCTTGCTTTTGCTTACAGGCCGATAGCACTTTACTACTCCTGTCTCCGGGACACCAATACAGCAATCAATCCCGCGCTTATATGATTCTGATATGTCTTTAGGGGATGGCTCAGGTATTCCTTTAGGGTGCGTGTGAAATGAGGCTACTAAATTCCCACAAGGACAATTTGCATCAACCTTAAGTGAATTCTTAGTCCCTACTGTTTGCTTGCCTTTTACCAGCTTGCCATTACAATTGCAAATGACAAAGCCATGCTCTTTGTTAGGTGATACCTTACGCCAATCCGTCATACCAGACATCCCATAGCCTGAGAGCATATTATTCGCCTTAAATTTGCAGATATTGGCAAGTCCCCGATCATTTCAATCATCTGAGCACTAATCTTGCTAATATCTGCTAGATTATCTCGCAATTTCTTTTGATCTTCTGACCATCCTACAATATAAGGAAATGAGTATTGTCCTGTATCAAAGCCATAATGAGCACCCACGACAAAAGCAACACTTTCAGCGATCACTTCTGCTTTATGTCGTTCCATTTCAAAAACATGCTCGCTAAAGTGATGTCCTAACTCATGTATCAATGTTTTTAGCTGCTGTGCTTGTGGAACATCCGGGTTCAACCATATCATTTTACCATCATAATAGCCCTTTACTGTTTCGCTAGTCTTATACTTCCTGTCAAATGAAATGCTAAGCTCCTGCATCTCCACTACTGCAAGGGTATGCTCAAATAGCTTCTCATTAAACCCCTCGGAAAGCTCTACAGGCTTAATATTAGGCAACTCGGGTCCGTCTGTTTGGGATACGTCAAACACATAAACAACCTTGAATCCAGTTGGCCTAGCACGCATGATTTCAACTAATTGCTCCCCAAGCTCCTCTTCACCCTCAATAACCATTTTTACCTTTTTAGTTTTTCCTCCACAGGGTGCTAATATCCCAATACCTTTTTCACCTTTGCGTACTTGGTGATCAAGTTCCTTCCACTTGTTATACCCGGCAACATGAGTGGCATTATCCATTTGCAATCTTATCAGCATAACATTACCGGTTGAATAGCGATGGAAGCGCGACATCATCAGTAAATAATCCCTGTAATTGTCACTCTCTTGAATTGTGCTAATGCCTTCTCGTAGCTTTGTCAAGATCGAGTCAAGCTTATTCTCGACTTCTGACTCCAGGCTGAACCCATAATATGGCTCAGGGGAATCAAACCATCCCAATAAATCATAGTCAGATGCTTTTACCATGCTACACGTAGTCTCGCTTACTTGGGAGCATGTTATTGTGTCTTTTGACTTGGATTCCCCATTATAATTGCAAAGCATTGGCAAACTTTCTCCTTCACTTTTAGCATTGGGAATGCCAGTTTGAGGCGCAAGGCCACAATCAGCTGAGCTTATCCATAACCCTGTCTTCACATCCCGGCAACGACTACCATAAGGATCAGGTATAGATTTATCTTCAAATGATTCCTCTTCACCATCATTAATCAATGCTTTAAGATCATGTTCTAGGCTTTGATTGGCTTCTATATTCAAGCCACAAACAATCTCCCTCGGCTGTCTGGCTGTCTGGCTGTCTGGCTGTCTAAACATCTGGACATCTGGCTGTCTGGCTTCAATTGGCAATTCACACTCAAGGAATTCAAACTTTTTGCGCCAATCCCTGCACCATACATCAAGTTCTACTGGCCATTCAACCTCTTCGCCACATAGTGAAGCTTCCTCCAGGACAATCAATTCTTGAGCTTGGCCTGCCAGGTCATTCAGTTCCCCTGTCCTGCTATCATCAGGCTCAATCGTAGCTGTTTCTTGTGCCAAGGCTTCAATAGTGAGTAGATGCTTCCTTATGCACTTTTCCCCGTCTGTTTGGCAAGGGCATGTCGGGTCCGCTGCATGTCCCTGTAGAAGTAATAGTTCCTTCATTAACTGTTTGTATTGCCATATCAGAATAGGCTTCATTGCACATCTCCATATTTTTAGATTGTGTTACCGGGTGGCGTGGTAATTGAAATTGAATCAAAGGAAGGTTCTGGAGCACCACTTTTACCTAGTCCATGTGCCCACTTAACCCAATTTAGAATAGTGTTTGGATTGAATGATTGTGATGGGGAATTGCCATTACCACGGACTGCATCCATTACATGGAATAGTTGAGCTATACCATCAAGCTGAGTAGTAAGAGCAGCTATAGGATTCACTGCTGGAGGCTTGCCAATAATCCCGGCTTCCTTAAGCCCTACTAATATCTGTGGCAACATTTGAGCAATTGTAAGCAAAGGTTGCGCTTGCATTGTCTCTACCTGGGCTTCTATTGGAGCTTGAGGCTGCACTTGTTGCCGTTGAATCACTTGGGCTTGCTCGATATACTGTGATACTTGGCTCTCCACTGCTTGAGGTAATTGCGCCAAAACATTGGACATGGTACTGTTGATAGTCTCCATGAACTCAACAGCTTTGGCCATGGCTTCGTTAGCCTTAACTTCTCGCTCTTTGATCTCAGCCAAGACCCTGTCCATATCCTGCTTATTATCATTTACCGGGGGAGGTTTAGCTTCTGCATCCTTTGACTCAGATATTTCAGGTGGCTTACTCATTGCTTCCAGATCAAGGTCAGCCAGGGAGAGAGGATTAGGCATGGGGTTAAATGTAGGATTAGCTTCTAGCCAAGCCTGCTCATCTGTAATATCTTTCTCGCTCATTTTCGTCTCCCTCTCTTGATTGTCAATGCTGGAATATCACTTGGAGAGATCAAACCATGGTGTTGCGCAATCTCCGCCACATTTTCATTTGTCAAATTCTGTAGCCAATGCTCCCTTTTCTGCTCCAGGTACTTGTCAAGTTGGGGCTTGTGACCCGCGCAATTCTCACAATGCTCGATTACACTATCAAAGGGGGGCAGCTCATAAGGCTTTGCCAATTCTTTCTCCAGCTCAGCTTCCAGTCTTGAACAATTGGGACATGCTCCCTGAGCAGCTATCCCCTCTTGTACTGCTTCCTTAATGTCTTGCTTTCCCTGTTCTGATAATCCTGCCATGGTACACCTCCATTTTATTTAGAAATCCTCATACTCTTTGACTATTCCCGGCTCTTCTACTTCTGATTCCTTAGCTTTGGGCTTGGGCTTGGATGTGGGTTTAACCTCATGGGCAAGCTTATGGAATTCAACTATCTCTCCCATTATAGTAATAGCTTTAACTTTCCTAACCTTCCTCAAGTTATCAACGTATGGCAATAAATGATCGGGAACTGGTCGTTGGTGCTCTATCATGTCCTTGTATCTCCCTTTATGATTTAGAATAGTATCAAAATATCATCTTGTCAAGAATTCCATGATATTAAAGTATCAAAAATCATGAAAAATAGGGAAATATTGACAATTACGGTATATAGTATTATATGTATAATATATATTTAATGTTTATCCGTAAGGGTAAAAAACAAGTGTTCTAATATTTTGAAGCTAGAGCGAGAAAACAGAACAAAGGTACTAGGACAAAAAGGGGGTTAAAGGTTTGACAAATAATTAAAACTATGATACAAAAGTATCAGCAAATTCCGAGAATATGCAAAAAAGCCCCAAAAGGGGGCAAAAAAGGGGAAATCAATAATGTTATAGTGCAGATAGTTGACATAAAGCGCCAAAAAAAATAATGGGTATAAATCGAAGCTGAAAAACAGGCTTACTTGACATAAAGGCCAAATAGGTTGACATAAAACAGCAAAAAGCAAAAAATAATGAAGCTAGAAAAAGAAGTGATGGCAAAATTTCCTTACAAAAGCGGTCAAAAAAAACTAACTTAACATAAAGTGAGGTGATGGAATTATGGCTGAAAAGTGGACTACGATAGCGGTTCCGGTAAGGTTCCATAGATGGCTTCGTATGAGGGCTGACAAGGAAGGCGTGAGCATGTATACAGTGCTTGAGAATATACTAAAAGAACATGTCATGCTAAAGAAATCTTACCTAGAGCTTAAGGAGCGACAAGATGGAGGAGAAGCCACAGCAAATAGAGGACTGGATGGAGATGATAGCTAATCAAGAGGTCAAGCCTGATATAATCCAAGATTTACTACCTGATGGAATAGCTACCATGCTAATTGCTGGTAGGCCAGGGGTAGGTAAGACTAACTTTGTGCTTCAATTGGGCTTATCAATAGCAAATGGAGTACCTTTTTTAGGGTTCAGATGTCAGCAAAAGAAGATACTCTACCTGACATTTGAGGGCATTCCCCAAAAGCTATCAGATCGCCTGAAAAAGCAGATGCCAAACTTTGATAGAGCTAATGATGGTATGTTCTCAATATTTATGTCACCTCCACGGAAGCTAGGACTATTCAATGAGGAATATAGGGAAATAGCACAAAGTGTAGACATTATCATTATTGACCCTTTGCGATGGATGGTTGATGGTGACTATTGCAAACCCATGGACATGGCAGAGTTCACGCGCAAGCTACGAATGTTCGAGGATGAAACTAAAACTAGTATGATTTTAGTTCATCATCCCAAGAAGCCGGGGGGATTCACAGGACGATCTGATCCTAGTGATATGAATGAACTCAAGGGAGCTACTGAGCTTATGGATGCTGCCCAAAGCATAGTTGTACTGGCAGAGCGCAAGGGATCGGAACGCAAGCGCGGTGAAAAAGATTTCGTAAACAAGAAAACACTTTACATGCCAAAGACAAGAGATGCATTACAGGATTTGCCACCAATCAACCTATTTTTTGACCGTGATAAATGTATGTTCGTTTCTGAGGAGCTAGGTTTTGATTACCTGGACAGTGAAGGGGAATATCCCTTTTAATTTCAAATTCAAATTAAGTAAAAGAGGAGGAATGCAATGAATGAGGTTACATGCCCAATACATAAGGATAATAACTGCTATTTTTGCAAATTTCATATAGTCCAAATTTCCCTTGAAGGGGAATCTTGTATGTTATTGCAAGGTATACAAGCTAACCAAAGGATGGCAACGGCATTAGAGCGCATAGCAGACATATTAGAAAGCATGAACACTGACAATCCGTACCTGGGAGCGGAATACGACCTAAATAAAATTAAATAATAGGAGGTCAAACAATGGCCAATGCAAAGGTAGCAATAAGGGATAGCCGGAAGTCAGGTAATAGTCAAATACTAACTAATAGTGATGTGATAGCTGTGGAATGGAATGAAGATGAGAAATTTGCAGTTTTAACAACGGAGACAGGGTATCGAGTCTGGGTGAATGAAGCAGTACTTGACTGGATTGCAAAAAGCAAAGAAGAGGAGAATAGATAAGGAAAGTAGAATGAAAACAGAGAGTGGAAAAAGGGAAGCGGATAAAGCAGAGAAGAAAATAGGAAAGGCATTTGATATTGCGGATAAGAAAGCTATACAAGCCTTCCGTGATGCCACAAACAGTGAGGAGAAACGAATTTTTCAGGGAGGCATAAATAGTAATGCTCAACAAGCCTATTGTGAAGCTACGGTAGAAGGATTTGAGGCTTTTCTTGAAGGTAACGATGAAGCGAAGCTGCGATGGGAACAGTTTGTGTCTTTGCATTTTGAAATCTTGAAGACAGCTCTAACAAATAATCAATCTGCTTACATTGAAGATTTAAGTGAGGTTCGAGCTGACTGGCAAGTCTGCCCTAATTGTGGATTATCTGCAACTAGGTACCAGTATTGGTGTGATGATGAGGAATGTAATACTAATCTTCTAACAGGAGAAAGAAGATGAGAGGAGGGGCGAATCATGGCACTATGTCCACTTAATGTTACGCTTAGGTGCAAAGAATGCACTTTTTATGCAAAAGACAAGGAAATCTGTCTATTTTTACTGGCAGTGGAAGTTCTACAAGATATTCAAGGAGAGTTGGTAATACTCAATCAGCGCCTAGACCCACGACAATAAAAGGAGGGAGCATTGAATTGAGCAGGATTGAATCAGAAGCAATAAAAAGGGAACTCCAGGTAGACGAGACTATACCTTATACTGTCTTGGCTAGGCGTCATGGCAAAAGCAGGCAAAGGGTAGCACAAATTGCAAACAAGATGGGGCTATCACCCCGGAACAGGTCACTGCTCGCGCTGACTTGCTCACGGTGCGGGGTGCAATTACAAACAGGGGATTCTTCAAGGCGCATTCGCAAGCCTCATGGCATGTGCGCTGAATGCTGGGAGATAGATAAAAGGGAGCGAGCAGAGCTTAAAAGAAAAAAGCTTACTTGTGTTCAATGTGGCCAAGAATTCTCGATGTTGCTTTGTGTGTTGAAGCAGTGGGAAAAATCTGGCTTTGGGGAGCCAAAGTATTGTTCGAAAGCTTGTCGTTACAAAGGGATAGGGATTCAAAGAATGGCAAAGCATAAGGAGATGTTATGAATGAATATGGGCTAGAATCCGAGAATGAGGCTATTGACTTTGCAATCTTGTTTTGGGAATGGCAAGCGGAGAATCCATTGAAATCAGAGTATCATAATCCATTCTATATCGAGTATGAAAGGTTAACCGGCTTTTCCCTTGCAAGGAACAGTTTTTTGTGTGAGTGGGATGCAATTCAGCAGAGATATAGGGAAAAATCCTGCTCCCACTGCCCTTATTACAAGAAATACGGAGATTGTGATGAGAAATATGCTCCGTATAGCCTATGGTGGGAGGGACAAACACACGAAGACTTTGCATGTGCCCGGCGAGGAGCTACCGCATTCTTGGAACGGCTAAGGACACTGAGAAAGGAATCCAAAAGGGAACGTCTCTGGAAATGGGTAAAGCACATATTGAGAGGAGGGAACTAATGAATGCAAAAGGCTTTGAATCAGAAGCCGAAGCCCTTGAACAGGAAATCAAAGCCGGTAAATGGCGAGTTGCACATCCATTATCCGGGAATGGAATGAATCCAATTTATATAAAGTACGAGAGATTAACTGGTGCTGAGGTTAGCAGCTTCTTGTGTGAATGGGAGATTATGCATCAAGAGATTGAAGTGGCAACATGTCTAAACTGTCCCTTTTTCAAGGAATATGGGGGTTGCCATGGCAACAACGCTCCGTATTATTTATGGAAACGTAGCCAACACTTTGGCGAATTTGAACCTGCTCAAGAAGCAGCGATAATGTATCTGGAGCAGTTAAAGGCACTAAAAGGGGAATCCAAAAGGGAACGTCTCTGGAAATGGGTAAAGCACATATTGAGAGGAGGGAACTAATGAATGCAAAAGGCTTTGAATCAGAAGCCGAAGC